CTACAGGCGAAGCTGTTTGCTCCGTTATCTGTTCTGATGACATATTTATTTATCCTTTTCATTTTGTAGCATTGCTTTTATAAATAGAAGGATGCTACGTTGACCTTCCATATATGCACTTTCATGACTATCACCTTTTACATTGGTAGTCGTATGATGGTGGCATCTCTTTTCTAAATCAGACATAACTGATTTACCTTCGTCTGTATTAAATATGTAGTGATAGTTTTTTTTTAAACCTTCAACATATTTTGTAAAATCTTTTTCTTTATCTTTTGCTTGACCCATTTTTATTCTTCAGCATTGACAATAGCTCTCGCTTCTTCTGGTAGAGCCTTAGCCATTGGTGCTGCGTCTCCTGCCATCTTAGCAACTTGTTGAGCTTGTTGCATCTGCATTTGCTCCTGTTGTTGTTGTGCTTGTTGATTTCTCATTTCTTGTACTTCACCTTGAGACTTTAATAATTTTTGTGGCATACCAACAATGTCGGCAACGTGCTTAACTAAATTATCAAAATTTACATAGTCAAATACAGGAGCTACATTAGCTAAACTTCCAAGTATTTCAACAGCTCTTATTATAGATTGAAGTTCTGTGGATTTCTGTGCCTTTGCTAAAGGAGAAACATATTCAATATCTATATTAACACCGGATAAAGATTCTGGTGGTGGAGCAAACTGGTTGTTTCTTAATAGAATATTAAATACTCTATCAATAAGGGGTTGTAATAATTCTGATTGTAATCTTCCTAATACTGGTCCTAACAATCTCATCTTCTCTTCGTTACGTTGAATAACTTCTGTAGCTGTCATTTGTGGACCATCTTGCATCATAAGTTGATTCACGTAAAACACATTTCTAATAGCATTTCTTCTTTGCTCTTCCATGTTTAAACCTAATGGATTATTTGCACCAATGTTTAAAGGTTCAATTTTATCTCTTGTACCTGATCTATAAAAATTTAATCCACCCGGAACAGTTCTTACAGGTAATAAGAAACCATCATCCGGAACTAATAAAGGTGGGTCTACTTGTTTTTGTGCAGCTTTAATTGTTGTCTTACACATTTCATTTAACATTTTAACATCCGGTAGTGCTGTCATTGCAGGTGATCTACCATAAACTTCTTGTGATGCTTTTAAATATCTAGGAACTACAAAAGGAAATTCTTTAAATCCAGATACTGATAATTCATTTCCACCTTTGTATTCAAAGTATACAGATTCAAAAGGCATATTCTTTTTATCTTTTTTCTTAGGGTTAAAATCATTTCTTGGGTATACCGCATGAATAATACTTATTTCTTCAAAAGGATTTTTCTTTGCCATTGCTGCAACATCTTGAGAAACATTGTCGCCAAATTTTTGCACTAATGCTCTAGCTGTCATATTAAATTTTCTAAAGATAGTATCTATTTTGCCTTTAGAGTTTTCAGCTATATAAACTTCATCAATGTGTCTTGTAGAAAATTTAATTAAATCTTCATCATCTTCTTCTATAAACATTGCTGCTGTACCAAATGTAATTAAGTCATGGTATAATTCAAAAATTTCTTGTTGGAAGTTTGATCTATTAAATGCTTTGTACATAACATCAGTAGCTTCTTCTAACCAAAGTTTTGCTTCATCATCATCTAATTGATTCATTTGTTTAAATCTTAAAGTAAACCAAGGTGTAGATGGATTTGTAAGCATACCATGTAGAGATGATGATAATAATTCTAATGCTTGTAATGGAGAAGAATCAAAAATTCTTTCCATTCTTTTATCACCTCTTGATCTTTTTTTAGTAATATCTGCTTTTCTTGGTAACATATAATCAGCAACTTCTTGCCAATGTGTTTCCCAGTTTTCTCTTCTACCTGATAGTCTATCGAATCTTGATATTAATTTTGATGTTAGTTCTGTTTTCATTATGCTGCTCCCAATAAAGATTTTTTACCTAAAACTGATGCCATATTATTACCAACTCCTCTTGAGTTTGTTAGTATTGTCATTGATCTTCCTCTTGCTTTTGTTTTTCTTGAATCATAAGTTACATCTGTTGCTTTGCTTTGAGAAATTTCTGCTGATGTAGGAGCAAGTTTAACTATTTTTCCACCAACATTAGTTGCAGAGTTATTGTTATCTCCACCACCCATATTAATATTATTTCTTGAGCCAGTAGTTAATCCTTCAGCATATAAACCTGTTGGATCATTTCTGTTTGATCTGGGATTATTTTTATTAAAAACATTTTTAACTGTATTAACAACTGCTTTTGCTATTTGAAAAGTTGGAGAATAATCTAAAATAGATTTTGATTTTGTTGGAGTAAAATAAGCATCTGCTGCATTATAATTATCATCGTTATCACCGCCACCGCCACCACTAGGTCCGCTACTTCCTTTACCATCTTCTCCAGCACCATAATCATCTGATCCGTAATAACTTTTAATACCTGTTCCATTAATATCTTTACCTGCTCCACCTATTCTTTTTAAAAGTTTAGCTTCTTTAGAATTGATGTATGCTAGTTCTTCACCTTTAGGTGCGTACTTGTTTAATAAATTTTTTGCTTTTTTTAATTGTGCTTTTGTTGGTTTCATCTATGCATCGCCTAGTAAAGTTTTTTCTGCCTTTGCTGCCGCTTCAGCTTCTGGTGTTAATGATCCAGTTAATATTGTAGATTTTCTACCACGTCTTTTTCTTTCTACTGCTGCTCTCTCTTGTGCTAGTCTTTCTTTTTCTTCAGCAGATATTTCTGGTTCTGGCATTGGTGGCGGTGGTTGAACCGGTGGTAATGGTGGCATTTTTGGTTTAAAGACTGAACCCATATTTAATTCCTATATAATTTGGTAACTGTTATCTGCTACCTCTTGTGGAGCAGTTTGTCCAGTTTTAATTTCTTCTAAGCCAACACTTAAGTATCTCATTGCATCACAAGCATGAGATGACCAATCGTGAACCGGCTTACTTCGGAACATACGATTTTTGTCAATATATTTCCGATGATAATGTCTTAACGCATCTATTAACTTTTTGCAATGGTCTGTATCAATCCAACATTTAGGTAACGTCATGCTGGTTGCGTGTATGCCATCTTCTAATGGTAATTTTGGAACAACTTTAAATCTTATTCCTAATTGATAGGCGACCTCTCTTCTGGTTTTACCATTACCAAAATCCGTAACTTCGATGTCGTGTGGTGCAAAATGTTCTTTATAAACATAATCTTTTTGTTTTAACATCTGTATGTAGTGCGGTAATCCCTGTCCACGTTCTTCATGGTAGTCTATAATATTAATGGCTCTACCTAGTTGCTGATAGAATATAATACTACTATGATCCGCCACTCCTAAATCCCAAGCTGTAGAGACAGGTAGACTAGGATCATAAGGTACTCTAGTTAGTTGTTTGTTATCTTCCATTTTAACAAGCACATCATTGTAGATTGCACCTTCTATGTTAGCTATCCAATCACATTCAAACTCTTGCTGGTACTTCTTATCTCCCATAACTTCTTTTGCCTTGACCAACTCATCTTCGTCTACAATTTTAGTTTCACTTGCTTTAGCTTTGTAGTTAAACCAATCGTCAGCACCTTGTGCGTGTTGGTATAGTTCGTAAAAGTTATTGTTCATTCCTTGTGGTGTGCCTATAAAGACACAGTAGCCTTTACGATCAGATAGTGCTGGTCTAATTATCTCTGGAAACAACTTGCTATGGACATTGGCATACTCATCTATTACACATCCATCTAGGTAGATACCCCGTAACCCGTCAGAGTTTTCTGCACCAAGCAAAGTTATTCTTGCACCATTGGGTAAATCTACCCTTAACTCCGTTTCATTAAACTTGGTGTAAGGTATCTTGGCGGTAAACTGTTTCATATAATCCCAAGCAATAGATTTACTTTGTTTAAAGGTTGGCGATATATATGCGTATCTAGGATTCTTCTGTTTAGATAGTAGAGCAGATCGTATCAAGTGGTTAATCATACATACTGTTTTGCCGAACCTTCTATGACAAACCAAGACAGACCATCTGTATTTAGAAATTTTGTTGTGCAAAAAGGATTGGTGTTTTCTAGGTGTGTAGGGAATCTTAATATCCATATCTAGTGTATCATCTTGCTTGGCATACTATAGCCAGTAGTGTTGTAATCAAAGTTTAATAAGGTCATTGTGTAGTGTGCAAACGTCTCTGCGGTTTCTTCGTCATCAAAACCATATATCTTAATTGTTACACTCTGGTCTTTTTTGCTAACGAATACGACTGAAGTTAAATCATCTTG